ATGGGCACGATCACATCACGCAAGCGCAAGGACAACTCTACGGCCTACACGGCGCAGATACGGATCAATCGGGACGGGCGCACAGTCTATCAGGAAAGCCAAACCTTCGACCGCAAGCAGGTCGCCCAGGCCTGGATCAAGCGACGTGAGTCGGAGCTGGCCCTGCCCGGCGCCATCGAGCGCGCCAACCGCAAGGGCGTGACGATCAGGAAGATGATCGAGCAGTACCTGGTCGAGTACGAGAAGATCCGGCCGCTGGGCAAGACCAAGAACTCGACGCTAAACGCGATCAAGGAAACCTGGCTGGGCGATCTCGACGACTCGGCGCTGACCAGCCAGAAGCTAGTGGAGTTCGCACAGTGGCGGATGAGTAAAGAGGGTGGCGGTGTTCAGGCGCAGACGGTCGGTAATGATCTGTCGCACCTGGGTGCGGTTCTGTCCGTGGCGCGACCGGCCTGGGGCTACGAGGTAGATCCGCTGGCCATGCCCGACGCACGCAAGGTGCTACGAAAGCTGGGCATGGTGAGCAGGAGCAAGGAGCGCAACCGCCGGCCGACGCTCGACGAGTTAGACAAGCTGATGGCGCACTTTTTCGAGATCCTGGTGCGACGTCCCGACTCCATCCCCATGCCGAAGATGGTCGCGTTCGCGATCTTCTCGACGCGCCGGCAGGAGGAGATCACGCGGATTCGCTGGGAGGATCTCGACGAGGCCCGGCAGGCGGTCCTCGTGCGGGACATGAAGAATCCCGGGCAGAAGATCGGCAACGATGTGTGGTGCCATTTGCCGAATGAGGCTTGGGCGATCCTGCAGAGCATGCCCAGGACCGAGCAGGAGATCTTTCCGTATAACTCCAGGTCAGTATCTGCATCGTTCACTCGGGCATGCCCGCTGCTGGGAATTGAGGACTTGCATTTTCATGACCTCCGGCATGAAGGCGTGAGCCGGCTGTTTGAGATGGAATGGGACATCCCTAGGGTATCGAGCGTATCAGGCCATAGAGATTGGAACTCGCTACGACGATATACGCACATGAAGGGGCGTGGCGATCGGTACAGGTTATGGAAGTGGTTGCCTCGTTTGTTTTAGCTTTATGCAGGGAGGGATTAGCTTCAACGAAAATTAGTTGTCGTGATTGCAAAGTGACGTCTTGAACCATACTCTGTCTCCAGGCTCAAGGAAGGTATAGGTGATGGCAAGAGTACAGAAGTTCCTGCACGACGATAATCTCATTAAATTATTGAAGTCGGCAGAGTTGTGTGAGGATGACAACGTCTTTACGGTTATAGTCGGAAAAAATGGAGAAGGAAAAAGTAGGCTGTTAGCTGACATTGCTAAAGATTATACTATTGAGTATACGTATAAAGTTAACCCTGCTGATAGGTACTTAATCCAACCTTATTATTTGGAATACGATGATGGTTCAAAGGTTGTGGCTGTTTCTACGAGCCCATTTGACAAATTTCCTAACGCCAAAAATGTATTCCATAACTCCGGTTATACGAATTATCGATACGTCGGCATGCGTGGGGAAGGAATGTATCAAGCTTCCTCAGCAGTTTCGCTAATTGGTTCTGCCGCGAAGGGGCTGATTGACAAACTCCTCGCAAGAGAGAGCAATCATAATCTTCTTGCTGTGTTTGATTCGCTAAATTTTACTCCTGTTGTCGATTTTGTATTTAAGCCTGGTTATATCAGATCGTCTAAGGATGGTGGTAAATACAATCCTTATGATATTGGTAATACTGATTTAAGCGTTGAGCTGGATCGTCTGTATCGAGACTTTGGCGTTCTAGTCGATGAGCGTTATTATCCTGTTTTGTTATCGCTAAATCCCGTAAAGTTGAGGGAGGTTTTTAACGCGATGGTGCAGGTTCAGAGCCTTCTCACGAAAAGGAAGGCTGTTGAGCTGAGAGTGAATTTTACAGGTGGATCTGCATCCTTAGATGGTGAAGTTGCCAACGATTCTTATATTCAAGCTATGCTTGTTTTGGTAAATGTTGGATTGATGCGCTTGATTGATCTCAAGCTAGATAAAATAAACTATGGAGAAATGTCCCTAAGGCGTGCAAGTTCTGGAGAGCAATGTTTACTTGTGTTGATGCTTGGAGTTGCTGGTCACATCACTGATGGCTCCATAATTTTGATTGATGAGCCTGAAATAAGTCTGCATCCTCGCTGGCAAGAGCAGTTTATGATGCTTTTGACTACTTCTTTTTCTGCGTATAAGGGATGTCATTTTATTGTTGCTACGCATTCGCCTCAGATTATTGCCAGGCTTAGAGATAAGGCGTGCTTTATAACTTCGCTCTCTAAACAGAAAGTTTATCATGCTGAGGAATTTTATAATAGATCGGCAGATTATCAACTCGCTGAGTTGTTCGACGCTCCCGGTATTATGAATGAATACATATCGCGTCTCGCTTTCAATTTGCTTGCAAAAGTCAAGGCTAGCAGGCAGGTTGATGGCGAATCACTGAGGGAGTTAAAAAGGCTGAAGGAGTTGGATCTGCAGGTTGAACAGTCGGATCCAGTGAAAGAATTAATAAGCTCAGTCGTAGCTGTGTGTGATCAGTATGCCAATAATTAATGATCCTGTTGTTTTGTGTCAAAACTCTCTGGCAATAATTCAGGCAAAACTACAAGAGCCGGGGTTTGATCATACAAAATGGAGTGATGCCGATCTCGAGTCAGTGAGATGTGAAATTCGTGATCATTATCGTGAGGTGCAACGATTGGTGTGCGTCTATTGCCAAGGGCCGGTGGCGATGCGCTCGGCGTTTGGTGCGCCAGTTGAACATATTGTTCCTAAGTCCCAACACCTAGGATTTATGTTTGAGCCAAAAAATCTATGTGTTATCTGTCCTGACTGTAATGAATACAAAGGGAAGCGAGAGGTTTTGGTTGAGCCAGTGCTGGTAGCTAACCGAGTTAACTATCCCACAGATAAAATGGCATTCAGGATCATGCATCCTCATTATGATGAATATGATGATAATATTATGAGGCATAATAAGGTTTATGTTGAGTGCTCTGATAAGGGTGGTTATACTATTTATATTTGTAATTTGAATAGGTTCTTTCGAAAGTTTGGTCGCTGTGATGAATTCGTAAATGATGCTGATCTTGTGCAAAAATCTGAGCGTTTTTACGATCAGGGTAGAGTGGATTTGTAGTTCAAAGCCCGACCTTTGGTTGGGCTTTGAATTTTTTTAATATCGCCCGAGTAGTTTGTTTTGTTCGATTACAGCCTTTTGTCGCTGGCGATCTATGTAATCTGCAAGGTCGTTCAGGTGTATTCCGAGCCCGGCTTTCTGACTTTTGGCGCCAAGGCGAACTACTGGTATGTCGATCTCTCCAGCCATTTGTTTCTGTTTAAATTTTTCTACGGTTAAATTCATGTAGTCTGCGCAAACGCGACTTAGAGGGATAACGGCCTGGCCTTCATATTGGGCCATTAGTAGGAAAATCGTATTCATGAAACCTCCATTCCTTTCTCGTTCAATGCGGTTCCTGAATTTCTTTTACCTTGACGGGGCGTATACCCCTGAGCAGGCTGCGCGGGCGGGCGATTCTGAGCGGTTAGCGCTGCATTGGGGGTGGCTGCCTCGCGCAGCTTTTCGTGGGGTACAAAGCCCTCGGTGGTGCTGCTGGAGGGAGCAATGATGCGTGCTGCTGCGCAGCAGCTGTTGTTTACGGGCGTGGCGCTCCCGCTGGCGTTGCGAAGCAAAGCAGTCTCGGCCTGGGTGGTATTCTGTGCGTGCGTCATGCCGCTTTCCTCCGGTGCTCGATAGCGAGTTGGTCCATCAGGCGCTGGTGGTAGGTGTGCCGGGCTTCGGCGGGCGACCAGGGGCGAATGTGTTCTGGCGATGGTTCTATGCCGGCCAGACGATCCCAGATAGCCGGATCGGTTGGCATGAGGTCGCGGCGCTCGGTGGCCAGCGCTATCAGATCTGCCTGTCGCACGGATGCAGGGAGTTCGGTGTCGAGATCGAACCGGCTGCAGATACGCGCCCAGATCCAGTCCTCGACGTCCTGGTAGGTAGGCATCCACTGCTTGAGGGGGTGCACCATGTCGCCGACGTAGGCCTCTGTGGCGTCGTGCAGTAGGGCAGCCAGCTTGTCCTCGTCTGGCACGAGATCGGCCACCAGGCAGCTGTGCTGTGCCACGCTGTAGAACTCGCGGGTGTGACCACTGAACCGGCACAGGTTGGCCAGCGAGTGAGTGATGTCACGCGGGTCGATGAGGGCGGCATCGGGTTCGTGCAGGTCGAAGTACTTGCCGCTGAAGGTGAGGATCTCGCTCATGCTGCGTCCTCCTGCTTGGCCGGCTCCAGCAGGGCGGCCATGGCGAGGGCCTGGTCGTGTAGAGCTCGGGTTTCGCGTTCGAGTTTTTTGCCGGTGCGGAAGGCGCTGAAGGTCTCTGCGGCTATTCGCAGTTTCTCTGCGATGTCGAGGAGGGTGGCGCGTGCCGTTTCGCCCAGCTTCGAGGCGGCCAGAGCGCGCTCGTAGCGGGCGTACAGTTGTTTGCGGTGGACGTGAGCCTGCTCCAGCGTAAGCTCCAGGTTGCGGAGCTCTTCCGTGCGGTCAGATCGCTTGACGGCGACGCCGTCGGCATATCCATGGCAGCCGCTGATATCGTAGCCCTCTTTGTAACCTACGGTATGACCTTCGTTGTGTCCCTCCTTGAAGCCGTTCCGGTATCCGAGCCAGTAGACGAAGCAGATCATGAGGATGATTGCGATCAGGGCGCTAACTTGAATCTCAGTCATGTGGTGTTTTCCTTGCGGTGTCGGCTGGTGGTGGCAGCCGGTGGGTTAAAGGTCTTGCTCGGTGGTGTCGTCCTGCAGGCGCTGCATATCTTCGTCCGCCTTGTAGGCGCGGATGTCGATCAGCGAGGCGACATGCCGGATGTGGGCGTACTTCGGTGCCTTGCGACTTGAGTCCAGCGTGGTGATGGGGAGCTGGATGCGGCCGCTGTTGATCTCCTCCACGAAGGACCGCTCGTTGAGGTTGCGGAAGTACTGCTCGCGTACCTTGTCCAGCGGGATCAGGACGTCGCCGAAGGTGCGGTAAAGCAGTTCGACGGTGACGGGCTCCGGTGCCGGACGTAGGCGCAGCGGGGTTTGGGCTGTGTTACTCATGGCTTGGTTGGGCCTCCTTGCGTTGTTTTCTGGCTGGATGGTTCCAGGCGTTCAGACAGTGGCGTTTGGTTAGCTCGCGCAGATGTTCAGGGACTTCGAGGAGCGCGGCGTTGCGCTCCTCGCGTGTCCTCATGGCGATGATCTGGCGGGCGTATTCCCTAGGCCACGTCACGGTTGTTTGCCGGGACGGCCGGGAGGTCGATTGCCAGTTGCTGGGCCAGCCAGCCGATTCCGGCTTGTTTCACCCTGGTTGACTGGCTGTACTGCATGCCGAGCTGGTCGTGATACCACTGGCCGTCTCTGACCCGCAGGTATTCGCGGTCGCGCTGCGGGTAGGCCGGTAGGTTGCGGTCGTTGAGCAAGCCTTTTTCACGCATGAGGGCGATGAGTTTGGGCCGGGTCAGGCCGAGTTGGGCGGCGGCTTGGGCGAGGGTGCGTTCCATGGTGTCCTCCTTCATGCCACGTGCGCAGCAGGGGTTGCCGCTGCGGCGAGGTGGAGGATGGATTCGCTGACCTTGCCGAAGATCTCGGCATCATTGCCGCACACGGTGAAGCAGCGGGTGTGCGGCGTGCTGTCGCCGATGCTCAGGATGACGGTGGCGCCTGCGCGGGTGTGGGTGCGGTGGAGGGCGACCTGCAGCGGTGCGTCGAATCCCATGTCGAGGCTGAGCATCCCGCCCGTATGGGTCAGCTCGAACACGCGCTGCTTGTCCTGCACCTCGAAGCGGCCGTATTCGCGTTCTGCGTGCGGTCGGTGCACCAGGTCGCTGGTGTTGCTCGCGTCGAACGGGCCGTTGGCGATCTCCTCGATGAAATCGGCCAGTTTGAGGTGCATTTTCTTGTCGTTCTGCAGGGTCAGCGTGTGGCGTTCGCTGCCCAGTTCGACGGTGAAGGTGCTTTGCGTTGTGCCGCGTTCAGTCTTGAGTCGGAACGCCAGGCATTCTCGCTTGGGCGCCGTCCTGAGGACGTGATTGAAGGTCTCGGTCAGGCTCACCTGAGCGTTGAGCAACTGCAGGGTTCGGTTGTCGATCTGGTACTTGATCATGCCGCATGCCCTCCGCCGTTCGGATCGAATGGGGTGGGGGCAGGGCGAGGTTGCTGCTTCGGTTTGGTGGTGACAAACAAGCAGCCGCTCTCGCGTGCCAGGCGGCGAATCTCGAAGGTTCGGAAGGGATCAGCAGCGGCCGGGTGGACGTGCAGGGTTGCAGTGGTGTGCATGGTGTTGACTCGCTCTGTGGTGGAAGAGTGAGTCAAAATTAACCCATAAGGTTAATAAGTCAAGATTTTATTTACCTTGAAGGTGATTCTGGCTTTTTGACAGGATTCGAAGTCGGATCAGGTAGAATTGGGAAAAACAAACCCAAGTGATGAGTATCTAAAGGGACTTATGAACATAAAAGAATTGTTGACGAAGGACAGTATTATTGTGGCCATACTGCCGATTTTTGGCTATGTAGTAGCAATTGCATATGAGTATGGCTATGCAGCTCATTTTAGCTACCCCGTATCCTTGATCGTGGTAGATCTCAGAATGACTCTGACCTCAATGGTATTGGGTGGAGCTTATGTGTATGCGTTGCTGAGGGTGTTTGATTTCATTAATGCGATGTCAGATGCTGACGGGTATGTTTCGAAGTTTTTTAGGGGGTTGGCATCTAAGTACATGGTCGTAATGATGCTGATGTTTATGTCTGGGTTTGGTGGCCCTGTATTTATTTTGGCTTTGTCATTGTTTGTGATGTATACGGCGTTGCAAATTGTGTTCTTTGTGTTTGGTGCCAAAAAAAATGGCGCTGTGGCGGCCTTGGATGAACTCATAGAGGAAAGTAAGGTCAAGGAAATACCTGCTCCCCGTACTAATTACTTTGCTGGCAGGATATTGAAATGGTGCCACGAATATGGGTTGCTTGTATTAATGATGCTAGGGCTGGTTTTTGGAGCGGGTAGGCTAGTGGCGACTACAAAGCAGCAATATTCATATTTTGAATTGGAAGGCAGTAAATACATCATTGCCGCGATCTACGGCGATAGTGTTGTGGGTGTAAAGCTAAAAGGAGGCGTTGCGCTAGAGGATTTTGCAGTGGTTTCGAAGAGTAACGATGTCATGAGTAAACTGGGAGTTCTATATCTAGATAAATATAGTAGTGAAACGCCGGTCTTGCCGGTTCCTTTGCCATATTAGTGGGGAGGAGTAGGGCTTACTCTGGTTTACATGTTATAAATCGGAAATTTTCCATCTTGCTCTTCCGCATATTGTCCACTCTTCTGTCATGCGTATAATTCGGTCTGGCCAGTCTGGATTTAGGGCGAAAAGATACTGTTCTCCGCCCTCTTGTTTGAGTTGCTTTAGTGTTGCAGCTTGGTCGCTGGTTCTTTTGGCGGCCACAAAATGACCAGGTAGAGCCTCCAGTGAGGGATCAACTACAATCTTATCGCCCTCTAGGAATTTTGGCTCCATACTTATTCCTTCCACTCTTAGGATAAATGCTTTAGGCCCAACCGGACCTGGAGCGTCAATCCATTCCTCCGCGTCAGTTGGATCGAAGTTTCCATGGAATTCGCACCAAGCTCCAGCTGCAATCGCCCCCATCACTGGCAGTTTTCTCCCCGTGTGGCTAAGCAAGGTGGCATTGTTGAATTCCCCTAGCCCAAAGGGCATGTCGAGATAACCACTGTGAAGGTGTAGAGCTTTCTCGATCTCGCGGGCTATCTGATCACCAATCCCTTTTGTTGGATTTTTACCGCCGAACGCACTCACCTGTGCAGGGGCCTTGCCTAGCAGCTCGGCTACGTCGGTCAGACGGAGCTTTTGCTCCGCCATCACTCTGCGGAAATTCTGTAAACGGGTATCTGAAATTTTCATCCATAGATTCTGGCGGGATTAACCTTCAGGGTGAATGTCATTGTGGGTATTGCATAAATTAACCCTTTAGGTTAATTTTTGATCTGGAGGTACAACCCATGAAGCTGCGTCAATACATACATAAACTGGATTCTGAAGCCCAGACGGCTTACGCCGAGCGTTGCCGGATCGCAGTGAGTTACCTACGCCTTCACGTGAAATACGGGAGTAAGGATCCTAGCGTCGCTTTGATAAAGGCTTTGGCTCGTGAAAGTGAAGGTAATGTTTCGATAGCTGAGGTTTTGGAGCATTTTGGTGTTATCGATTCGGTTCCACTCGAGAAAGTAGCTTAGAAAAAAGGCGACCCAAGGCCGCCCAGTTCCTCCCGACACGCACCACCACAGCGCTGTCGGGTCGCGATAAAGATAGGTGGGCACACCACATGCAAAACCACCTCTCTTTATCGCGCTTTTCCAAGGCTCGGAAGCCTTGGTGTTGCTGCCTTTTCCACCACAGATTGGGCAGCTGTTGCGCCAGGGGTGAGCAATGGATTGCTCGCCTCGGCACGGTGCCGGTGTCGATCCCGAAGATCTCGCCGGCGTTTGGGCCTCTTCAAGCCACGCGGCCAATGTATCACCACTGCATGCCGCGCGGCACTGGCAACATTCAAGGATTAATGCCATGAGCCGAATCGCTCTGAGTTCTCTTGACCGGGCGCAGCGGGAAATCCTGCCGCTCGATCTCGCGCTTTACCATGCCGCACGGGACTACCCCGGCGGCGCCGCTGCCATCGCCGCCACCACCGGCCGGAATGCGACCACGCTGCAGCACAAGCTTTCCCCGACCCACCCTAGCCACACGGTGAACATTCAGGAGTTCGGCGAGATCCTGGAACTGACCAAGGATCGCCGCATCCTGGACGCGGTGCATGCGCTGGTGGGGGACACGACCTGGCAGGAACTGGCCGAGGCCTACACCAACGACATGCCCGAGACGTTGACCACCGGGATCGCCGAGTACTTCCGTCAGGTGGCGACGTTGGCGGAGACCTGGGCCAAGAGCATCGGCGACGGTGTGGTCACCGATGAAGAGCTGGCCGCGATCCGCTTGCAGGTGTTCCGGGGCATTCAGGGCTTGCTCGGGATGTTCAACCGCGCCTCCTACGTCAACCAGACGACGCGGGGTGTTGACCGTGGCTGACATCGCAGATTTCGCCAATGACCTGGTGCAGAAGCGCGTCGACCAAGCGCTGGCTGCACGCTTGCTCGCCGCCAAGCCAGCCCTGGCGGCGCATTCGTTCTTGTTCTGCGAGGAGTGCGAAGAGCCCATCCCTGAGGCCCGGCGTTTGGCGCAGCCAGGCTGTACGCAGTGTGTGGAATGCCTCGCCAGCGCAGAGCTGAAGGGGGCGCGGTATGCTCGATGAGGTGTTGGACCAATTCGCGGATTTTGGTCTTGAGCCCGCGCAGCCGCTGACCTACGGCAAGCTGACCCGGTGCAAGACATCGCTGGACAAGAAGAGGGAAAAGAACGGCTGGTACATCGTTCACGAGTACATCACTGAGAAGGGCGACACGCTGATTTTCGGGGCCTTCGGTGACTGGCGTTCGGGCGAGTCGCAGAAGATCAAGGTCAAGGGCGGGCGGATGTCACCGGAAGAGCGTGAGGTCATGCGCGCCCGGCAGGAACAAGCCAAGCGTCGTGCCGCGGAGGTTGCAGCCAACGCGGCGGGCCGGGCGGCGAAGCGTGCGGCCGGGCTGTTCAAGCGCATGCCTGAGAAAGGGCGCAGCGACTACCTGGACCGCAAGCAGATCGTCGGGATGGGTGTCCGGTATGCGCCGCGCAGCGGGGCGTTCCTGGTGCCGATGTGCAACGTGCGCGACGAAATGGTCGGCCTGCAGGTGGTGTACCCCACCATTCAGGAGGACACCGGCCGGGACAAGTCCTACTGGCCCTACGGGATGTCGAAGGAGGGCGCGTTCCATCTGATCGGCCCGCATCCGGATCCGGGGGAGCCTGTGCTGGTATGCGAGGGTTACGCAACCGGCGTCAGCCTGCACATGGCGACCTCATTGACGGTGGCGATTGCGTTTGACGCCGGCAACCTGCTGGTGGTGTGCAAGGCGATGCGTGAGCGCTTCGCCGGCTGCCCGCTGATCATCTGCCGGGACGATGACTGGAAGACCAAGAAGCCGAACGGCGACCCTTGGAACCCTGGTGAGGAGAAGGCCAACAACGCGGCGCTGATCGTCGGTGCCCAGGTGGTCGCCCCGGTCTTTTCCAGCGAGCGCGAGGTGAAGTGGACCGACTTCAATGACCTGCATGTGGCCGAAGGCCTCGAGGCGGTGCGCCGCCAGGTGCTGGCGGTGGTCAAGCCGCCGGCCGCAGGCGGTTGGAAGGATTTGCTGGCCCGTGGCGACAGCGGCGCGTTGATTGCGCACATGCAGAACGTCGAGTTGATCCTGGCCAACGACGAGCGTTGGGCCGGGGTGATCAGTTTCAGCGCCTTTAGTTCGAAGATCGTCAAGCTGCGGGCCGCGCCGTATGGCGGCGGCACGGGCGATTGGGCGGACATCGACGACATGCGGGTGATGAAGTGGCTCGCGCAGCAGTACAACCTGCGGGTGAAGGCATCCCATGTGATCGAGGCGGTCAGCGTTGTCGCACATGACCATGCGTTCCATCCGGTGCGGCAGTACCTGCGAAAGCTGGAATGGGATCGCGTGCCGCGCTTGGAACGCTGGCTGACGGACGTCATGGGCGTGAAGGCCACGGACTACTCGGCCAAGGTCGGCAAGCGCTGGATGCTGTCGGCGGTGGCGCGGGTGATGAAGCCGGGCTGCAAGGCCGACTCGGTGATGATCCTGGAGGGCGCGCAGGGCGCCGGCAAGTCGACTGCGATGAGCGTCATCGGCGGCGAGTGGTTCATGGACACACCGTTTGCGCTGGGCGACAAGGACGGCTTTCAGGCGATCCGGGGTAAGTGGATTGTCGAGTTGGGGGAGCTGGACAGCTTCAACAAGGCGGAAAGCACCAAGGCCAAGCAGTTCTTTTCGGCCTCCACCGACACTTACCGCGAGAGCTACGGACGCCGGACCATGGACGTGCCGCGTCAGTGCGTGTTCGTCGGGACGACGAACCAGGACGAATACCTGAAGGATGCGACCGGGAACCGGCGCTACTGGCCGGTGGCGTGCACCAAGGTCGACCTGGAGCTGTTGCGCTCGATCCGCGACCAGCTGTGGGCCGAGGCGGTGTTCTGCTACGACGCGGGCGACCTTTGGTGGGTGGCGCGGGAAGAGGCGGCGATGTTCGGCGAGGAGCAGGACGAACGCTTCGTGGTGGACGAGTGGGAAGGACCGATCCTGGCTTGGCTGGAGGAGTCGCACATCGGCGAAACCGCCACCGGCAGCGATGTGCTGAACGCTGCCTTGAAGCTGGACTACGGGCACTGGGGCAAGCCTGAGCAGATGCGGGTCGGGGCGATCATGCATCGGCTGGGGTGGCGTCGGGTGCGGTTGCCGGCGTTGGCGAAGAGCAAGCAGCGGCCCTGGGCTTACAAGAAGCCGGATGGGTGGGGCGGCACCTCGGCGCTGCAGCAGGTCGCCTTCGAGGAGCCTTGCTTCGATGATTAAGGAGATCGATTCGCTGCTGAGGCTGTGGGCCCAGGAGCTGCATTCCGAGCTGTCCAAGGGCGGCCTCGCCGGCGGCAACATGGTCGCGATGATGATGGAGAGCAACGGCCAGTTGATCCGTGGCCGGCGCGCCAGCCGTGCGCCGCTGGAAAGCTCCCTGGACATTGAGCTAATCGTCAACAAGCACCTCGACCCCGAGCTGGTCGAGGTCGTGCGGGAGCACTACTGCAACTTCGACTGTGACATGACGATTCGCTACGCGAACTGCGGCTGCGGCCGTGACACCTACTATCAGCGCCTTCATGACGCGCACCTGGTCATCTGGGGCATGTTGTTGGGGGTGGCTGCTTGACCCCAGGCATGCGTCCGGCTGTTGCTGTCCCACTGGCCCGGCTTGTCCCGCTGCGTTTTGATGCAGCGGGACAGGTGCGGGCCTTGTCGTTGTTGGGTTGTCCCACCGTCCCGCTTTCCAACCACACCCGCCCGCCTATGCGTAGCGGCAACAGCACGCGCGTTTCACGCGCACGCGTGTTCTTTAAATTCTTCCTTTACACGAGAAAGAGGAAAGATAAGTGGGACAGTGGGGCGAAGCCCCGAATCTAGGCGCTCTCAGGTGTCCCACTCCGATCCCGAGAGGTGGGGCGAATGGGACACCACCGAAACAGCAGAATGCCGGGGTGAGATATTCGCCGACATTCGCGGGGCGTTCATGCGGTGTTCACTACATATTCACCGGGTGGCAGTGAAACAGGGTTGCTGCCACCGGAATCGACCTGTAAAAAGTAGTCATCTTCGATAGGTGCGACCGCAGAACGCGGCAGGCACCACACCACCAAACCCGGCCATTGCGCCGGGTTTTTGCGTTTAGGGGTAGTGCAATCTGACGAAGGAGTATCAAGTGAACGTATTCATAACGAACAGGAAGGGCCAACTGATCTGGTCGAGAAACGAAGTAGGCGGATTCACATCTTCCGCCTATCGAGGAGATTCAACATTGAAAAAAATTGAAGCGGCACTTGAAAGTGCACTGAGCCAGTGCAAGGGCGAATTAGATTTGGCGGATGATTCTAATGGAGTGCTTGATCATGGCGCTGCGGTTCCCTAGGTCGATGGTGATGTTCCAGTAGCCAGTCCTAGGAGCAGTAATCTGGGCTGGCAACATTTTGTAGAACCCACCCAGATAACTGTAGCTAAGACCTTCTTTGTACCTTGCAAAGTCGGCGTCTGACGTGAGTTGGATATTGCATTGGTGTGAGCAGTCAACCTCAACGATGTCACCTTCCGTTAAGTGTTCGCGCTTATGAAGAAAGTCCATGAGGCCTCCTGGCCTTTATCTAGTGGCCATTTGACGTTAGCAGTGAAATGTCTAAAAACCATCCCGTTCATCGGGACTATTGGAGTGAACGATGACTAACGAGCAACAAGCGCTGGCAGAAATGCCGATCTGGTTAGTGATCGTCCTGGCACTGGTCGGCGGCGTGTCGGGGGAGATGTGGCGGGCGGACAAGGATGGGGCGCGGGGCTGGGCGTTGTTGCGCAGGCTCGCGCTTCGGTCCGGTGCCTGCATCGTCTGCGGGGTGTCGGCGATGATGCTGATGATCGCCGCCGGCATGACGATCTGGACGGCGGGCGCCCTCGGGTGCCTGACCGCGATGGCCGGCGCCGATGTGGCCATCGGGTTGTACGAGCGCTGGGCCGCCAAGCGGCTGGGCGTTTCCGAAGCCCCACCGGCCGGGGGCGATCAGGGGTGATGCACCGTTTGGGGCGGCGGCGGGGGGCCGATTTTTCTAGGTTCTCCCCGTGGGCCGCCCCCTATACGGGTTAGCGAACTCGCGGATTCTCTCTAGCTGAGATTTCAGCAGGGATGTCCGTCTTTTCAAAGGGTTAGATATGGGCAGGACAGTCAATAAGGCCGACTTGAGCGAGATCGTCGGCCGTGATGAACGCACCCTGACCCGATGGCAGAACGACGGCATGCCGGTGATCGAGTTCGGCCTCGGGCGGGGCAACGAAAACCGCTACGACACCGAGGCCGTGATCCAGTGGCTGATGCACCAGGCTTCGCTCAACGGCAAGAAGGAATCCTCCCGCGACCGGCTCGACCGGATCCGCGCCGACCGCGAGGAACTGGCGATGGCGAAGGACTTGGGCGAGGTGGTCATCGCTGACGACCTGGTCGAACGCTTCGAGGCCATGATCACCGCCGCCAAGGTGGAATTACTCAACTCGTTTCCAGACGCATTGGCCGCCGAGCTTTCGGCGCGCTACGGCGTGGAGGTGGACGATCAACTGATACGGGATCCCATTGAAGCCATCCTGAGGAGGCTCTCTGACTATGACAAGGATGATGCCCCGTCAGATGGAGATTCTGACGAACCGGACGATCCGGAGGGCTTTGAGGAAGACGGCGACTAAAGCGCTGCGCGACGCCTGCCGCAAGTGGGCGCCGCCGCCGCGCATGAGCATCATCGCGTGGGCGGACAAGTACCGCTGGCTTGCGCCGGAGGAAGCGGCACGACCCGGCAAGTACCGCTTTGACGTGACGCCTCACCTGACCTGGCCAGGCGGCCCGCTTGAGGCCCTGGACGATCCGGCGGTCAGCGAGATCGTCGGCCGCAAGTCGGCGCAGGTGGCCTGGACTTCCGGTGTGCTGGGCAACGCACTGGGCAAATGGATCGACATCGATCCGTCGCCGATCCTGGTGCTGTTCCCCAAGGCGGAAGCGGCCAAGCAGTACGTCGGCGAGAAGCTTGAACCGATGATCGAGGCCACCCCACGGCTGCGCAAGAAGGTCGACCTGCGCAGCCGCAAGCTGCAGCAGCGGCAGGACTTCAAACGGTTTCCCGGCGGGTTCCTGAAACTGGTGGGCTCCAACAGCCCGGCCAGCGTGAAATCCACGCCGGTGCCTCGGGTGGCCATCGAGGAGCCCGACGACTGCAACCTCAACCTGCGAGGCCAGGGCGACAGCATCAAGCTGGCCAAGGAGCGTCTCAAGACCTTCCGGCGATCCAAGATCATCATCGGCGGCACACCGACCATCAAAGGCCTGTCGGCCATCGATGCGGAGCTGGAGCTGTCGGACAAGCGCGTCGGCCTGGTGCCGTGCCATGAGTGCGGCCAGGAGCACGCACTGAGCTTTGACAACCTGCACTGCGACGAGGATCCGGACTACCTCCACGAGGTGTACGGCAAGAAGCGCCCGGAGAAGGCGTTCTACTCCTGCCCGCACTGCGGTGCGATCTGGGACGACAACCAGAAAAACGCCAACCTCAAGCATGGGCGATGGTCGGCCACCGCCGAGTTTCGCGGCATCGCCGGCTACATTCTCAACGAGCTGTACGCGACGTTCTGGGGATCGCGCTTCCAGGTGCTGGTGGAGAAGAAGCTCCAGGCCGAACACGCGGCGGCGCAGGGCAACATCGGCCCGATGATCGCCTTCGTCAACAGCTCCAAGGGCGAGAGCTACGAATTCCAAAGCGACGCGCCGAAGTCAGACGAACTGGAGAAGCGCGCAGAGCCCTATGCCGAACTGACGGCGCCGAAAGGCGTACTGCTGGTCACCGTCGGCGTCGACGTGCAGGGCGACCGCCTCGCGCTGGTGATCACCGGCTGGGGGCGGGGCGAGGAGTCATGGCGGCTCTGCTGGGGCGAGCTGCATGGCAACCCCATCGACCCGCACGACAGCGTCTGGCATGAGCTGGACCGGGTCATCTCCCGGGCGATCCCCACCGAGGGCGGCGCGCAGCTGGCGGTCTCGGCGGTCAGCATCGACAGCTCGGACGGCAACACCAGCGATGCGGTGTACGCCTACGTGAGGGATCGCCAGCGCTACAACGTCATGGCGATCAAGGGCGCCTCCAAGGACAGCATCGACAAGGAGATCTTCACCAAGCCGCCGCAGTCCGTGGACACCTCGCAGGACAACACCAAGGCCGCCAAGTACGGACTGCGCGTGCACATCGTGGGCACCCACAAGGCCAAGACCCTGATCGACGGCCGGCTCCGGTTGAGGGGCGCCGGTCCAGGGCGCATGCACTGGTACAGCGAAATCCGCTCGGACTACTACGAGCAGCTCACCAATGAGGTGCTGGCCCCGCACCCGCGGACCCCGAGCAAGATGGTCTGGCAGAAGAAGGCCGGGCGCCGCAACGAGGCGCTGGACTGCGAGGTGTACGCCCTGCACGCCGCCCGGAGCCTGAAGACCCACCTGCTGCGCGATCACGAATGGGATCAGCTGGAGCAGCAACTGCTGCAGCCAACCCTGTTCAACAACGAACAACCCGTCGCCCCGATGCCGCGCCGAGCCGTGGCTCGCGGACGGGGCACCCGCAGCCGAGCGGGCTACTGAGGAAACAATCATGACAGACGCACAACAGCGCCTCGCGGAAGTGCGGGCGGCGATCTCTGACATCCTGAAAAAAGGGCAGCGGCTGCGCCGTGCGGACCGCGAGCTGCAGCGCGCCGAACTGAACAGCCTGCGCCTGCTGGAGCAGCAGTACGCCAGGGAGGTCGCTCTGGAGCAGGCCCAGCAGCAGGGCCGTGGCCGTAACCGCATCTCCTACCTGGCAATCTGACCATGGGCTTCTTTCGAAAGGATCCGGCCGAGCTGCTGATGCGCGAGGCCATCAAGCTCGCCAAGTCGGCCACCGGGGCACCGCCCATCGTCGCCCAGGGCGGAGGTGGCGGCGCCGAGACCCGCTGGCGTGGGGCCTCCCGCGTACTGCGCAGCATGGCCAGCTGGATCCCCGGCCTGGGCAGTCCGCGCCGGGATCTCGACCAGAACGAGCGGCGCATGCTGGTGGCCCGGTCGCGGGACGCCATGCGCAACCACCTCATTGCACGGGCGGCCATCACGCGTCTGCGCACCAATGTGGTGGGAACCGGCCTGGTCTGCCGCTCGCAGGTCGACCACTCGGCACTCGGCCTGAGCGAAACGCAGGCCGACGAACTCAATGCCCAGCTCGACCGGCTCTGGTCGCTGTATGCCGATGACCCGCGTGAGTGCGACGCAGAGGCGACCCTGAACCACTATCAGCTGCAGGCGCTGGTGATGGTCTCCTCCATGGTCGGCGGCGACGTGCTGATCGCCAGCCCCGACGACGAGCGTCCGGGCTGCGTCTTCAGCACGCGCCTGCAGCTGATCGAGTCGGATCGGGTGTGCAACCCGGCAGGCCGGCTCGACGGTGCGAACCTGGTGGACGGCGTCGAGTTCGACCGGCTCGGCGCGCCGGTGGCCTACCACGTCTGCAGCGGCTACCAGAACGAGTACACCAGCGGTCAACCGCTGACTTGGGAACGCCTGCCGGCGTTCGGGGCGCTGACCGGGCGGCGCCGGGTGATGCACGTCATGGCCGACAAGGAGCGCCCCGGCCAGAAGCGTGGCGCGCCGTACCTTGCGCCGGTGCTGGAGCCGCTGCAGAAGCTGGAGCGCTACAGCAGCGCCGAACTGATGGCGGCAGTGATCTCGGCCATGTTCACCGTCTTCATCAAGAAGACCAACGACTTCCAGGTCGGGAACCTGCCGATGACCGCTCTGGCGAATGAAGGCGGCGGCCCTGGTGGCGACACCACCGGGGATGGCGAACTGGCCTTGGGCGAGGGCGCGATTGTCGACCTGGGGCAGGGCGAGGAACCGATGATCGCCAACCCGGCGCGACCCAACGCGCAGTTCGACCCGTTCTTCACCGCCGTGGTGAAGGAGATCGGCGCCGCCCTGGAACAGCCGATGGAGGAGCTGCTGCTGCACTACAGCAGCAGTTACAGCGCGGCCCGCGCAGCGATGCTGCAGGCTTGGCGCTTCTACAGCCTGCGCCGCTGGTGGCTGATCTGCGACTTCTGCCAGCCCAGCCGCGAGCTGCTGATCGACGAGGCTGTGGCTCGGGGGCTGATCAGCTTGCCCGGCTATGCGGATCCCGCCACGCGCAAAGCCTACTGCCAAGCGATTTGGATCGGCCCGGCCCGTGGCGCCATCGATGAGCTGAAGGAGGCCAACGCCGCCGGCAAACGCATCGAGATCGGCGTCAGCAACGAGACGCTGGAGACCGCCGCGATGACCGGTGAGCCGTGGCAACAGGTGTACCGGCAACGCGTTCGGGAAGTCGAGCAACGCCGTAAGGACGGCCTGCACACCCTCCCCAAAGGGCGCGAACAGGAAGCGCCTCCCAACAAACCCGACGAGGAATAACCATGCCCCGCGCATTCGAGCTGGCTGCCTCGCAGCCGTGGCTGATGCTGCCCGGCGCCCTGGAAAACCTGCTGACCATCGCAGACCGAATGGGCGACCCGGCGGCTCTGGAGACCCGCACCGGCACGCGGCTGGACAACAGCCGCACCGTCAGCGTGCGCAACGGAGTTGCGATCATCCCGGTGGTCGGCCCCGTGTTCCGCTACGCCAACCTCTTCACCGAGATCAGCGGCGCGACCAGCACCCAGGTGCTGGCCACCGACCTGCAGAAGGCGCTGGACGACCCCAAGGTCAGCGCAATCATCCTGAACATCGACAGCCCCGGTGGCGTTGCCGCCGGCATCAACGAGCTGGCCGACCTCATCCATGCGGCCCGAGACCGCAAGCGCATCGTCGCCTACATCGGCGGCACCGGAGCCAGCGCGGCCTACTGGATCGCCTCGGCCGCCGGCGAGATCGTCATCGACGAGACCGCGCTCGCCGGCAGCATCGGCGTCGTGGTCGAGGCGGTGGTGGAGGGTGAGGCCGCCACCGGGCGCAAGCGCTACCAGATCGTCAGCCGCAACGCACCCAACAAGCGGGTGGATCTCTCCACCGAAGAAGGCCGGGCCAAGGTCGGCGAGACCGTCGACGCCATGGGCGACGTGTTCGTGGCCAAGGTCGCCCGCAACCTGGGCGTGGATCCGGAGCGCGTCCCCGAGATGGGCGACTTCGGCGGGTTGCGCGTCGGCGCCGCCGCCGTCGAGTCCGGCCTGGCCCACCGGCTGGGCTCGCTTGAAGCACTGATTACCGAACTGGCCAAAACGGCCACAAACCAACCGAGGAAATTCAACATGACCACCGTCAGCAGCACGGCGGAGTTGCGTGAGGCGCTGGCCGCCGGCACGGATCCGCAGACCATCCAGATCGCCCAGGCCAGCCAGCCGGATCTGGAGAGCATCCGCACCCAGAGCCGCGAGGAAGGCGCTACCGCCGAACGGCAGCGCATCACCGGCATCAACGCCCTGGCCAGCAAGGGGTTCGAGACCGAGATCGCCGCCGCCATTGATGCCGGCACCTCGGTCGAGGCCACCGCGCTGCAGTTGTTCAAGGCAGCCCAGGACCGCGGCATTTCCCTGAGCGCGATCAAGTCCGACGCCACGGGCACGTCGGCCTCGACACCGACCGGTGACGCTGGCCAGGGCGAGCGCAAGGCCGTGGTCAATGCCATCGTCGTGGGCGCCTCGCGCCGCTGACAGGAGAAGAGCATGAGCAATCCAGAACGCCAAACCTACGTGCCCGAGCAGCTCTCGGCGGGCGCCTTCCCCGTGATGATCGACACCGCCGTGATCGCCGCCGGCCAGAACCTTCCGCTAGGCGCGGTGCTGGGGCAGGTCAAGGCAAGCGGCGAGTACGTGCTGTGCAAGGCCGCAGCCAGCGACGGCTCCGAGGTGCCGTCGGCGATCCTCGACCAGGCCACGGACGCCAGCAAGGGCGCACAGGCGGCGCCGATCCGACTGACCGGCGAAGTGCTGGCCACCCAACTCACCCTCGGCGAAGGGCTCACTGTGGCGAAGGCGAAAGCCTCGCTGCGTGCCCTGTGCCTGTTCGTTCGCTAACCGGAGTTTCCGATGGATATTTTTGATACCCGCACCATGCTGGAAGCGGTCGAGCAGATGCCGACCGCACGCCGATTTCTGCTGAACACCTTCTTCAATGGCGGCAACCCGGTGACGTTCCCGACCAAGTCCGTGGACATCGACATCGTCAAGGGCAAGCGCAAGATGGCGCCGTTCGTCAATCCGCGCCTGCCGGGCAGCCTGTCGCTGCGCGAGGGCTACACCACCAGCACCTACTCGCCGCCGTACATCCAGCCCAAGCGCGAGACCACCGCCGAACTGGTGCTCAAGCGTGCAGCCGGCGACAACCCGTACTCCACCCGCACCCCGCTGGAGCGTGCCGGCCAGTTGCTGGGCAAGGATCTGCGTGACCTGGACGACGAGATCGTCCGCCGCGAGGAGTGGATGTGCGCCCAGGCGCTCACCACCGGCAAGGTCCGAGTGATCGGCGAGGGCGTGGACGACACCATCGACTTCCTGATGGCGAGCGACCACCGGATCAGCCTCGGCAGCGGGCAATGGAACACGGCCGACGCTGACCCCATCAGCAACCTGCGCACCTGGAAACGCAAGATCGCCAAGGACTCCGGCCGCACGGCCAACACCGTGGCCATGAGCGGCGAGGCGCTGGACGCCTTCCAGTCCAACGCGACGGTGATGAAGCAACTCAACACCCGCCGCGTCGACATGGGCATGATCAAGCCCGAGGAGCTGCCCGATGGTGTGACCTACCTGGGCTACCTGAGCGATCCGGGCGTCGACCTGTACGGCTATGACGAGTGGTATCTGGCCGATGGCGAAGAGGACGAAGAGCTGCCGATGATCCCCGCCGGTGGCCTGATCCTCGGATCCACCTCGACGCGCAACGCCATGCTGTACGGTGCGATCCAGGATCTGGCGGCCGTCGAAAGCGGCCTGGTCGAAGCGGCGCGCTTCCCGAAAAGCTGGGTCACTGAAGAGCCGAGCGCCCGCTGGCTGAAGCTGCAGAGCGCCGCCTTGGCCGGCCTGCTGGAGCCGGACGCCTTCATCTACGCCAAGGTGGTGTGACATGGCCAAGAAAGCCGAATACCTGGTGATCGACGGCTGCGTGCAGGACGGCCGCAATGTGGCGGTCAAGGGCCAGCCGTACAACCCGCCCAGCAAGGAGGTGGCGGACGCGCTGGTGGCCGAGGGGCGCATCGCCGCCATCAAGGATCCGCGTGCCCAGCAGTTGCTGCAGGAGAGCCCGGACGCAACCGACGACGCAGACGACGGTGCGTGACCGTGGGCTTTCGCGAGCTGAGCGACGACATGGATGCCCTGGTGCTGGATGGGCTGGGTGACACGGGAACGGTCGGCGGTCGGGAGATCGCCGGCTTCTTTTCCGCACCATGGCTGCAGCCACGCATGGGGCGGATCAACACGGGGCTCCGTGAGCCGCGTTTCGAGATCCGCGTCTGCGATGCGGACGGGGTCGAGGAGGGGCAACTGGTGGACATCGACCTGCCGGCGCAGGACGGTGGCGGCCTTTATGACCTGGTGAAGCTAGAACCTGACGGCGACGGCTGGGTGGCATTGCTGTTGAGGGCCAGATGATGAGCGTAGGCAGTCATTTCAAGCCATCGGCCAGCGGCGGGATGATCTCGCTGCAAGCCAACTCCGCAGAGCTGAAAGCGTTCCAGGACTTCGCGGCCCTGGTGCCCAAGGCCGCCGCCAACGCCCAGCGCAGGGCGATCAACAAGACACTGCGCTGGCTCGTCACCTACATCGCCAGGGCCGTCGGCCGTCAGGAGCGGATAGCGCTCAAGGCGGTGAGGCAGCGCCTGCGGGCCTATCCGGTCAGCGGCGGGGCCAACAGCGGCAAGCTGTGGTTCGGCCTCGACTCCATCGAGGCCAGCCGCATCGGCAGCGTCCGCCAGGGCAAGACCGGCGTGTCGGTTGCAGGCCGCCGGTACGCGGGCGCCTTCCACAAGAAGGTGTACGGCAGCCAGGCGGACATCTGGATCCGCACGGCCAGCAAGCACTTCGACGCCGCCGACTACCCGGACAGCGACGTCAGCGCGGCCGGCGGGGCCAGCTCCGGATGGATCGCCGAACACGGCAGCCGCTTCCCGCTGGCCAAGGCCAAGGTCTCACTGGAGCAAGCCCGGCCTCTTTTCGAGGCTTGGGTGCGAAAGGCGGATGAACACCTGGTGCATGTGCTGCAGCAGGAACTCAACTTTGAACTGCAGAAGCACCTGAAGGGGAACTGACGCGATGGACGAACCGGAAATCCCGTTCAGCCTTGAACGGCTGTTCCGGGCCATTGAGATGCGCATCCAGGCTCACCTGCCGGACGTGCGGACGGTGTCCATGTGGCCCGACATCAGGGATCGCATACCGCTGCCGGCGGTGCTGCTCGAACTGGCGGAGCTGGAGCCCGGCCACGATCCGGGCACCGGCGAAACCAGCCTGACCTGCAAGTTCGAGGCGCGGGTGATCACTGACCCGATCCACCGGGATCATCACCAGCAGGCTGTGTTCCTGGTCGGCCAACTGGCGGTGCTTCTGCGCCTGCAGACTTGGGGCGTGGAGGTCGAGCCCGCCGAGTTCGTGCAGGCCATGCCGGACTGGACCAAGCCCGAACTGGACGGCTACACCGTCTGGGCCGTGGAGTGGACGCAGCAGGTCTACCTGGGCGAGGCGCAATGGCCTTGGCCGGACCAACCGCCGGGCACCCTGGTGCTGAACATTGATCCGGGCGACGGCCCGTTCCGGCCGGAGGACGTGCCATGAGTTCGGGCTACGTCGCGGCCCAGCACGACCGCATGCTCGCCGGCCTGGTCAAGGACTGCTACGTGGTCGCGGTGGATCTCGCCGCGTCCCCTCCGGCCTGCCGGGTCTCGGACGGCGAATGGGTCAGCGGCTGGGTGCGCTGGCACAGCATCGCCGCCGGCAAGGCCCGGCACTGGCGGGCGCCGAGCCTGAACGAGCAGGGCACCCTGATCAGTGCCAGCGGCGACGTGGCCCAGGGCACGTTCATCCCGGGCCTTTACGGCAGCGGCGGGCCGCCGCCGGACAACCGCGACCACGTCGAGGTCTGGCGCTTCGAGGACGGCGGATCCCTGGTCTACGACTGGCAGGCCAAGAGCTACGCCATCAGCCTGCCGACCGGCACGGTCACCATCAACGTCGGGGGAACCCAGGCCGAGGTGACCGACAGCGCCGTCACGGTGAAGTCGGGAACGATCGATCTCGAAGGCAAGGTGAACATCAAGGGGCCGGTCAACATCGACGGCCCGCTGCACGTCACCCAGGACGTCACCGGCGGCGGGAAGATCCTCGACACCTCGGGCAACAGCAGCAACCACAAGCATTAGCGATTACCCATTGACCCGGCCCGCCCTGCGCGGGCCTTTTTCTACCCGGAGCAATCATGGCCAAACCCCAAGACGATCCAGCGGCGCAGGCACCTGCCGCCGTTCCGACGGTGCCGGCGGCCCCGTCGGTCACCTTCCGCGACACCCTCTACACCTCTCGCACCGTCATCCTGCCGGACGGCCGCACGCTCGCCGTGGCCGGCGCCCTGGTCACGGTCGAGGCCGGCGACGACACCGCGCTGAAGTGCCTCAAGGCCCATCCCGAATACGAGCAGCTCAAGGAGTAGTCCCGATGATCGGAATGGATCGCCACACCGGGCAACCCATCTCCGGCATCGAGCATCTGCGCCAGTCCATGGCGGACATCCTCGGCACCCCCTTGATGAGCCGGCGCGAGCGCCCGGAGTACGGCAGCAAGCTGCGGCGCATGGTCGACCTGCCCATCAACGAAGGCTGGAAGAGCGCCGCGCAGGCCGAGGCCGCCCGGGCGCTGCGCCAGTGGGAGCCGCGCCTGCGGCTTGAGCGCGTCGTCGTCATGTCGGTGCTGGGCGGCCAAATCAATTTCAAGATAAGCGGCGAATACCTCGGTGAGCGCGGCACGTTGGAGGTGTGGGTATGAGTACCTTGGTGGATCTGTCGGAGCTGCCGGCGCCGGACGTGCTGGAGCCGCTGGACTTCGAGGACGTGTACGGCGAGGCGCTGGAGGTGTTCCGGGGGCACATGGGGCAGAACTGGACGGCGTCGCTCGAGAGCGACCCGGTGACCAAGCTGCTGGAGGTCGGCAGCTACATCAAGCTCGGCAACCGGGCGCGGGTCAACGACGCGGCCAAGGCGCTGCTGCTGTCCCACGCCACCGGATCCGACCTGGACCAGCTGGCGGCCAACGTCAACCTGAAGCGCCTGGTCATCCAGGCGGCCGACCCGCTGGCCGTCCCGCCGGTCGAGGCGGTGAAGGAGTCGCACGACGCCCTGCGCGAGCGGGTGCAGTTGGCCTACGAGGGGCTGACCACTGCCGGCCCGCGCAACAGCTACATCCTGCATGCGCGCAACGCCTCGGCGCTGGTCGCCGACGCCACGGCGGAAAGCCCGGGGCCGGCCCGCGTCGACGTCACGGTGCTGGGGCTGGAGGGCGACGGCACGGCCGGTCCGGAGCTGCTGGCCCTGGTCGCGGCGGCGGTGAACGACGATGACGTGAGGCCGGTCGCCGACCGCGTCACCGTGCGCGGCGCCGAGATCCTGCGCTACAGCGTCGACGCCGTGCTGCACATGAAGGGCGCCGGCCCGGAGAACGACGCGGCGCTCACCGAGGCGATCCGGCGGCTGGGCCTGTGGATCAACCCACGGCGCCGGCTGGGCGTCGAGGTGGCGCGCTCCGGCGTCGACGCGCAGCTGCACGTCGCCGGTGTCGCACGGGTGGAGCTGCGGGGATGGCAAGACCTGAAGCCGACCAAGGCCCAGGCCGCCTACTGCACGGGTTACAGCGTCGTGCTGGGGGACTGACATGCGCAGCCTACTACCGCTCAACAGCACCCCCTTGGAGCGGGGCATCGAGGCCACGTTCGCCGAGACCACCCTGATCCCGCTGCGCGCCTTGTACAACCCCGACAACTGCCCGGTGCACCTGCTGCCGCACCTGGCCTGGGCCTGGTCGGTCGACCGCTGGGATCCGGCCTGGCCGGAGCCGGTCAAGCGCGCCGCGATCAAGGCCTCGTTCTACATCCACAAGCACAAGGGCACCATCGGCGCCCTGCGCCGGGTGGTCGAGCCGCTGGGCTACTTGATCGAGGTGCTGGAGTGGTGGCAGACCGCACCGGAAGGCGTGCCCGGCACCTTCGCCCTGAAGGTCGGCGTCCTCGACACCGGCATCACCGAGGAGATGTATCGGGAGCTGGAGCGCCTGATCGACGACGCCAAGCCGGTCAGCCGGCAGCTGACGGGCCTGGCCATCAGCCTCGAAACCAAGGGCGACCTGAACATCGCCGCGACCCTCTACGACGGCGACGAGATCGACGTCTACCCGCCGGTGATGCGTGACATCGAGGTCACCGGAAGCTTCGGCGTGGTCGGCCGCGAACACACCATCGATACCCTGGACATCTACCAATGACTGATGCGAACACGCAGTTCTTCGCCATCCTCACCAACGTGGGGAAGGCCAAGCAGGCGAACGCCGACGCGCTCGGCATCCCCTGGAGACTCTCCGACATGGGCGTCGGGGACGCCAACAACATCGATCCGGTCATCCCCTCCGAGGGGCAGACCAAACTGATCAACGAATGGCGGCGCCGGCCGCTCAACCGGCTGATGACCGATCCGGTCAACCCGGCGGTGCTGATCGCCGAGCAGGTCATCCCGGCCGACGAGGGCGGGCGCTGGATCCGCGAGATCGGCCTGTACGACGCCGACGGCGACCTGGTGGCGGTGGCCAACTGCGCGCCGAGCTTCAAGCCGCTGCTGTCGCAGGGCTCGGGCCGGACGCAGATCGTGCGGATGAACTTCATCGTCACCAGCACCGGCAACATCCAGCTCAAGGTCGATCCGGCGGTGGTACTGGCCACGCGGGCCTACGTGGAGGCGGCCATCCTGGAGGTGCTGCCCAAGAACAAGACTGCCGGACAGTACACGCGGGTCAAGGTCAACGAGCGCGGCATCGTCGAGTCGGGTGACAACCCGACAACGCTGGCGGGATACGGCATCACCGACAGCTACAGCAAGACGCAGGTTGATCAAAAGGTCAGCGATGCGCTGGCCGCCACGACTCCGAACCGCCTGCTTGGTCTCCGACGTATCCGATCCGCGCAGGGCTATACGCAGATCTACAACGCAACGCCAGGCACCGGTAAGGTCCGGGTTCGCGGCGAGGGCGCGGGTGGTGGAGGCGGCGGCGCGTACTCGACAGCCGCTGGGCAAATTTCCGGCGGTTGCGGCGGGAGCGCTGGGGCGTTCTTCGACACTTGGATCACCAGCGGCTTCAACGGCGTCCAGGTGACACTCGGCCGGGGCGGAATAGGCGTCCTGGCGGCCAAGGGCGGCAACGGCGGCGCCACGTCGTTTGGGGCTTTTGCCACGGCGCCGGGCGGTTATGGCGGCGGACTGGTGGGGAACATCGCGCCGCCGGTGTACCTGGGGCGCACGCCGAATTCAGAGTATGCGACTGGCGGGGCTTTCGCGAACAGCTCGGGGCAAGGCGGTGGTGGGTTCTTAGCTCCCATGGCCGGGTTCTGTGTATCCGGTGAGGGTGGCCCGAGCCGCTGGGGAGCGGGCGGCAACTCAATCTCTCAGAGCGGCAACGGTACTCCCGCTGGCACGCCTGGGGCGGGCGGCGGCGGGGCCGTGGCCCAGCCGTCCTACCCCTCACACCTGAAGGGCGGCGACGGCGGAGACGGTTGGATTGAGATCGAGGAATGGACATGAGTGTTTATGTGCGTGTGAGTGCCGGCGAGGTGTTCGAGCGGGTCGAGACGGACGGCGACATCACGAAAATGTTTCACCCGTCGATGGTCTTCGTCTGCATAGACGGCATCGAGCCGCCCCCTTTGGAGGGCTGGCAGGCCATCGAGTCCGGCGGCGCCTGGCGGTTCTCGCCGCCGGACGCGCCGGTCACGACGCCGGAGCAACAGGCCGCCCTGGTCGCGGCCGAGCGGTTCAAGCGCGAGGCGACCGGCGTCCTGGTCGACGGACTGTCCATCGAGACGACCCGCGACAGCCAGGCGCTGATCGCCAGCACCGGGCTGGCCGCGATCTACGACCCGGAGTACCGCTGCAACTTCAAGACCGCGACCGGCTTCGTCGAGATCGGCTCGGCGGAAATCGTCGCGATTGCCACGGCGGTGCGCGGCCATGTGCAGGCCTGCTTCGACCGCGAGCTGGAACTGCTGCGCCTGATCGAGGAGGGCGAATACCGCGACGAGCTGCTCCACCAGGGCTGGCCGGCACCGACGCCGCCGGATCCGCCAAAGCTGCAATGAACGCCCCGCACCGTCGGGGCGTTTTCCTGTCCGCTACAACCTGCACGACCCATCCAATAGCCTCGCTCACGCGGGGCTTTTTCGTTTCTGGAGATTGACCCTCATGAGCTTCTACCACGGCGTCACGACCGCCTCGGTCGATACCGGCGCACGCACCATCTCGCTGCCGTCCTCCTCGATCATCGGCCTGTGCGACACCTTCACCCCCGGTTTGCTCGGCGGCGGCACGGCCAAGGCCGGCGAGCTGAAACTGATCACCACCGAGCGCGAAGCCATCGCTGCGTTCGGCGCGGAATCGGCGATCACCAAGTCCTGTAAGGCGATCTACGCCAAGGCCAAGGTGGTCATCGTCGCCATCGGCGTGCCGAAGATGGACGACCCGGCGCTGCAGACCTCGGCGATCATCGGCGGCGTGCTGACCTCCGGGCAGCGCACCGGCTTGCAGGCGCTGCTCGACGGCAAGAGCCTGTTCAACGCGCAGCCGCGGCTGCTGATCGCGCCAGGACATTCGGCGACCCAGGCGGTGGCCACGGCCATGGACGGCCTGGCGCAGAAGCTGCGGGCCATCGGCATCATCGACGGGCCGGGCACCACCGACGAGGCCGCGATGGCCTACGCGAAGAACTTCGGCAGCCGCAACCTGTTCATGGTCGACCCCGGCGTGCAGTACTGGGACACCGCCGAAAGCAAGACCGTTGACGCGCCGGGCTCGGCGTGGGCAGCCGGCCTGTTCGCCTGGACCGATGCCGAGTACGGTTTCTGGGCCTCACCGTCGAACAAGGAGTTCACCGGCATCACCGGCACCGGACGGGCGGTCGAGTACCTGGACGGCGACGAGACCTGCCGGGCCAACCTGCTCAACAACGCGAACATCACCACGATCATCCGCGACGACGGCTACCGGCTGTGGGGCAACCGCACCCTGTCGAGCGACCCGAAATGGGCGTTCGTCACCCGCGTGCGCACCCTGTTCATGATCATGGACGCAGTGCAGGCCGGGCACAAATGGGCGGTCGACCGCTCGATCACCAAGACCTATGTCAAGGACGTCACCGACGGCCTAGAGGCGTTCATGCGCGACTTGAAGAACCAGGGCGCGGTGATCAACTTCGAGGTGTTCCCCGACGAGGAACTGAACACCGCGAGCCAGATCGAGCAGGGCAAGGTGTACTGGCGGATCCGCTTCACCGACGTGCCGCCGGCCGAGAACCCGAATTTCCTTTTTGAGGTCACCAACCAATGGATGACCGAAGTGCTTGAACCCGCCTGAGGAGGCCACTGATGAATCCTGAAGTTTTGTCCAACAGCGTGGCGTTTATCGACGGCGTCAGCTTCTCCGGCGAAGTCCCCAATCTGACGCTGCCCAAGGTGGTGCTGAAGATGGAAAGTTACCGGGGCGGCGGCATGGCCGGCGAGATCGAGATCCCGGTCGGTGTCGAGAAGCTCGAAGCCGGTTTCACCACCACCGGCGTGCGGCGGGAGGCGCTCAAGTGGTTCGGCCTGTCCGACCGCACCGCCTGCAACGCGGTGTTCCGGGGCTCGTTCAAGGGCTACAAGGGCAAGGTGACCCCGGTCATCGTCACCATGCGCGGCGGCCTCAAGGAGGTCGACATGGGCGACTGGAAGCCGGGCGAAAAGGCTGAGACCAAACACAACATGGCATTGACCTACTACAAGCTCGAAGTCGGCGGCCGGGTGGCCTTCGAGATCGACATGGTGGGCATGGTGCTGGTGATCGACGGCGTCGACCACCTCGCTGAAGAACGTGCGGCCCTGGGCCTCTAAGGAAGAGTGAAATGAACCAAGATATCCAACCGGTCTTCCCAAAAAAACTCCCCAAGTGGCTGCAGCTCTCGGAAGAGGGCTACCGCATTCGCCTCCGTTGGCCCATCGAGCTAAACGGCGTGAAGGTAGACACCCTGGCGATGCGCGCGCCTTGTGTGCGTGATGTACGTGCGGCGCAGGCGACCTCCAACGGCGACGCGGAACAGCGCGAGATCTCGCTGTTCGCCTCCCTAACCCAGACCTCCGAGGCGGAGCTGGGTGCGCTGAAGGTGATCGACTACGGACGATTGCAGGCTGGCTACTTTCGTCTGGTCGAGGACGACGAGGTGTGACGTGACCACGTTGAAGGCCCTGGCCAAACGCATGGCCAGGGAGACCGGGTTCTCGGCAGCCGAGATCACGGGCATGCCCTTCAACGAACTGGTGTGGTGGCTCTCCGACTGAGCCACCGCTCAACCCCCTTTGACGCATAAGGCACGCACATGGCGAAGAACCTCGCGCTCGGCTTTGTCATCGGCGGCGCCGTCGACCCGACGGTGGGCAAAGCTTTCAAGGACGTCGAAAGCAAGATCAAGCACCTGGAGTCCGTGGGCTCGAAGGCCCGCGTGCTGCAGAACACCATCGGCGACACCATGCGCCTGCGCGATGAGTGGCGCAAGGCGCACATGACCGGCGCCGAAGGCGCGGGCAAGCTGCTGGCCAAGTACGAAAAGAACCTCGAACTGCTCAAGAAACAGGGCGTCGAGGTCGGCCGCCTGAGCAAGGCCTACGCTACCTTGGGCCGCGTTGCCGCCGGCGCCGAACTCAAGGCGCTGGGCCACCAGCAGATCGAGGAAGGCCGGTCCGGCCTGAAAAGCTCCATCGGCCAGGCCGGCGCGCTGACCGCCGCCGTCGCCATCCCGACCAAGGTCAGTGCGGACTACGGCGCGATCATTCGCGACATCGCGATCAAGGCCAACATCGCCAACTCGTCAGAAGAGGCGAGACTGTCCAAATCCGTTATCGGCACGTCACGCGACACGGGCATGGCGCGTAACCAGGTGGCGGAGGTCGTCAACGCCTTGGTCGGTGCCGGCATGGAGCTGGACAAGGCTCAGTCCTATACGACGATGGCGGCCAAGTTCTCCGTGGGCCAGGGATCGGAAGGTGCCGTGACGGCCAAGATGATCAACGCCCTGGGGCAGAACGCCAAGATCACCGATCCGGCGATGATGCAGAAGGCGCTGGAGACTATCGCCTACCAAGGGCAGGCGGGCAGCTTCGAGGCGGTCGACATGGCCCGCTGGTTCCCCGAGCTGTTGGCCGGCATGGGCAAGCTGGGCATCACCGGGATGGACTCGGTGACGCAACTGGGCGCCATGCTGCAGGTGCAGATGAAGACGGCCGGCGGTTCGGACGAGGCGGCCAACAACCTCAAGAACTGGATGGAGAAGATTGGCTCCGGCGAGACGGTCAAGGCCTACGCTAAGGCCGGCATCGACTACAAGGGGTCGATGCAGACCGGACTGCAGAACGGCAAGTCCACGCTAGAGTCCAGCTTTGCGCTGGCCCAGAAGTACATCGAGGCGACCGACCCCAAGCGGGCCGCTGAGATGGCTAAGGCCACGGCTGCCATCAGCAAAGAGGCCGATCCCGAGAAGGCCAAGGCCATGATGAAGTCCCTGGAGGAGGCCCTGCGCACCGGCGACCTGTTCGCCGACATGCAGGTCAAGGCCGCCCTGACCGCGTACATGCAGAACAAGGATCTGTATGAGCAACTGAAGAAGGACTCGGCGGGTGCGACCGGGATCCTGGACAAGAACCTCGCCGAGCGGCGGCAGACCTCGGCGCAGAAGTGGGCGGAGATGGCCCAGTCCATGGACGACGCCATGCGCAGCATCGGCGATGCGCTGCGGCCGGTCACCGACGGCGTGGCCGACGGCATCAACAATGTCAGCCGCAGGCTTTCGGGACTGGCTGACGAGTTCCCACGGGTGACGCTCGGCATAGGGGCGGCAGTGGCCGGTCTGATCGCGCTCAAGGGCGCGGCGAGCGCCTTCAAGATAGGCAAGGGCCTGATGAACCTCGGGCGCGGCACCCTGCTTGGCAACCCGAACATCCCGCAGAAGGTGATCGTCACCAACCTGCCGGGCAAGGGAGGCGGGCTGGGTGCCGATGGCCTAGATGTCGGTGGCGACGACAAGAAGGGCAAAGGCGGCAAGGGTGACGGCCTCGGTCGTAGGGACAAGATCGTCAACGGCATGAAAGGCCCGGCGGCGCTGGCGGTGGTCGATGCCGGCCTCAAGGCATTGGACACCTACCAGAACGCCGAGACCCGCGATGAAAAGGCCGAAGGCTACGGCGAGGCGGCGGGCGGGCTGGCCGGCACGCTGGCCGGTGCGGCCGCCGGTGCAGCCATCGGGACGGCGGTGCCGATCATCGGCAACATCGTCGGCGGCCTGATCGGCGGCTACCTGGGTTACCTGGGCGGCGATGCGGCCGGCGGCTTCTTGGGCAAGAAAATGTTCGGCACTGACGAGTCGCTCAAGCGGGTGCCGGATGCCGGGCCGCTGATGATGGCCAACGCCGGGCAGAACCTGCCGCCGGTGATGGGTGACATCGCCCGGTCCTTTGCGCCGAAACCGGCCACCGGTCCGCTGGCCCCTGGCGCGGCGATGGGCGATGTGGCCCGTTCGCTGGCTGCACCTGCCGGTGCACCGGTTCCGCCGGCATTGCTGGCAGCACCGATCCCGGCGGCCAAGGCCGAAGCTACGAAGGTCGAGCAACGGGTCGAGATCACGGCGCCGCTGCAGATCACCGTGCAGGGCGACGTCAAGGATCCGGCCCAGATGGCGCGCGAGCTGCAGCCCTACATCGCGCAGCAGATGCAGCAGGCCACGCAACAGCTGCAGAACCGCACGCTGTACGACGAACCGCATGTGTAAGGAGGGCCGATGGCCTACATGGAACAGCTGCAGTCAGGGCTCAAGCAACTGGCGGCAGCGGGGGAGACCGGGCGGCGCAGCCTCGATGGCATGATGGGGCCGGTCAACGGCGCGATCAGCGAGATCAGCGGCGCGGCCTCGGAGCTTGAGGGCATCCCGATTGTCGGCCCGGCGGTCGGGGAAAAGCTGCAGCGCGTGATGCGCGGGGTGAACGCGGCCCAGGCCAAGGTCGGCCAGGTGGTGGCCACCTACAACAAGGCCACCCGCGCCCTGTCGCAGATCGACGAGCGCATGGGCGAGCTGAAGGAACAGGCGGCCCGGGCGTCCACCGCGATCAACAAGATCGCCGGCAAGGTCAGCCCCTCGCTGGGCAACATCCTGCCGACCGGTGCGCTGGCCGGCGACGCTACGCCGGTGCCCGAGGCGGTCAAGCCGTTCCCGCACCTGCTGATCATGCAGCCGCTGGATCCCAAGGAGGTGCCGTACTACTTCAACCTGGACACCGCCGCCTTCGACGAGCTGCGGCGCTCGACGGAGTACCGCTGGGCCTCGCAGGAGCGCCTGACCCGGCGGCCGGCGCAGCAGGCGGTGGGCATCGGCGAGGAAAAGATCACCCTCAAGGGGGCGATCTTCCCCGGCTTCAAGGGCGGCATCCGGCAGCTGGACACCCTGCGCAGCCTGGGCGCCCAGCTCCAGCCGCTGACACTGACCACCGGCTACGGCGACGTGCTGGGCACCTGGTGCCTGAAGAACATCGAAGAAGAACAGAGCGCGCTGCTGCAGGGTGGGATCCCGCGCAAGCAGGCGTTCACCTTGGAGCTTGTGCGCTATGGCGACGACCTGCAGAACGTCTGACGGAGACCTGCTCGACACCCTTTGCTACCACGCCTACGGGCACCTCAACGGCACAGTGGAGGCGGTGCTGGACGCCAACCAGGGGCTGGCCGACGAGCCGCAACCGTACCGCGCCGGCATCGTGATCGAGCTGCCGGATCTGCCGCCACCCGACGACAGCGAGGTGATGCTGTGGGGCTGACGCCTTGTTCGCCTGTCGCTGATCGACTCAACCGGCCCGCCCAGCGCGGGCCTTCCTTTGGATGGAATCATGACCCCAACCTTTCGCGTCGTCGCCGACGGCGCCGACATCACCCAGCGCATCAACGACCGGCTGCTGCAGCTCAAGACCACTGACAAGCCCGGCATGGAATCCGACGAGTTCGAACTGCGCATCGATGATCGCGACGGCGCGGTGGTGCTGCCTCCTCGCGGGGCCAGCATCGAGGTCTACCTGGGCTACGCGGAAACCAAGCTGACCCGCATCGGCCGCTACGTCGTCGACGAGATCGAGCTGTCCGGTCCGCCGGACACGCTGGTGATCACCGGCAAGGCCAGCGACATGCGCGGCAGCGGCAAGACCACCCGCAGCGGTAGCTGGGAGAGCGTGCCGCTGTCGCGGATCGTCGCCGACGTCGCCGCCCGCAACGGCTGGCAGGTGGTGTGCCCGGTGCAGACCAAGGTGCCGCGAGCCGACCAGCTCAACGAGTCGGACTTCAACTTCATCACCCGGCTGGCCAAGCAGTACGACTGCACGGCGAAGGTCGCCGACGGCAAGTTGCTGGTCATGCCGCGCCAGGGCGGACAGAGTGCCTCGGGCAAGGCGTTCGGCGTGGTGACGATCCAGCGCCCTGATGTCAGCCGGTTCCAGTTCAGGCTGGGCGACCGTAACACCCACAAAGCGGTCTCCGCCAAGCACCAGGACAAGAAGACCGGCAAGCTCGCCGTGGTCACCCTCGACAACGACGAGTCGCCGGACGGCCTGCCGCCGGTGCACATCGACCGCCACATCCACCCGAACAAGTCCGCCGCCGAAGCGGCCGCCCAGGCGCGCCTCACCGCGTTCAACCGCTCCACGGCCGGCGTCCGGCTGGAGATGGCGGGGCGCACCGACCTGTTCGCCGAGCGGACGATCAACGCCCAGGGCTTCAAGGTCGGGCTCGACGGCGAGTACCTGGTCGACTCGGTGGAACAGGTGTTCACCCAGGCCGGCTGGAGCACAACGGTCGAGTGCAACGGCGGCAAGAAGGGCAAGGCGAAAGCCAAAGGCAAGAAGAAAAAGGCGGCGAAGGAGCTGAAGGTCGTTCAGCTCTAGCAGTCGCGCCGCATCCCCAAAGACGAGGAGAACCCCATGTCACTGACGGAACAACAGCTGCAACGCATCATGCCCAACGCCCGCCGCCAAGCGGGCGTTTTTGTTTCCGCGCTCAACGCGGCGATGGATCACCGGCAGATCAATACGCCCAAGCGGCAGGCCGCGTTCCTGGCCCAGGTCGGGCACGAGTCGGGCCAGCTCAACTACGTGCGCGAGCTGGGCGGCGACCAGTACCTGAGCAAGTACGATACCGGCACCCTGGCCGCGAAACTGGGTAACACGCCCGAGGCCGACGGCGACGGCCAGCGCTACCGGGGCCGGGGCCTGATCCAGGTCACCGGCCACAACAACTACCTGCGCTGCAGCCTGGCGCTGTTCGGCGACGAGCGTCTGCTGCGCACCCCTGAGTTGCTGGAGCTGCCTCAGTGGGCCTGCGAGTCGGCCGCATGGTTCTGGTGGGTTCGCGGGCTGAATGCCTTGGCGGACCAGGGCGAGTTCGAGGAGATCACCCGCAAGATCAACGGCGGGCTGAACGGCCTGCAGGATCGTCTGCAGCTGTGGGAGCGGGCGAGGGCGGTGCTATGCGCCTCGGCGAACTGATCCCGGCGCCGTACCGGCTGCTGGCCATGGGTGTGCTGCTGGCCATCGTTGCCGGCGGATCCGCCGCGCTGGCCTGGCAAGTGCAGGGTTGGCGTTACGGCGAGCGGCTGGCCGAGCAGGCGCGCCTGCATAGCGAAGTCCTCAACCAACTGACCCTGGCCGCTTCCACTGCGCAGCAGGCCGAACAGGATAACCGCCAAGCGCTGGAGCAGCGCCTGGCGACCAGCGAGCAAACCCACTACCGAGCCTTGAGCGATGCCCAACGTGATCAAGTTCGCCTGCGCGACCGCCTTGCCACTGCTGATCTGCGCCTGTCAGTCCTACTCGCCACCGCCGATGCCGGCGGCACCGGTGCGGTGCCAGCCTCCACCGCCTCCGGCAGCGTGGTTCATGGCCCCGCAAGAGCCGAACTTGACCCGGCGCATGCTCAACGAATTGTCGGCATCACCGACGACGGCGACCGGGGGCTGATCGCCCTTGCGGCCTGCCAAGCCTACGCCAAAGAAATCTCAGCACCGAAGTGAAAAAGAGCGGCCGACCCGGATGCGCCAACATCCGCCCCGGCCGCTGTCCCTGCAGAATGTCCCTGCAAGTCCAGCCAAGGCTCTTGCTCCGTGCACAAAGCGCGGCGAGCCTATCACCTGTTTATCCATACAGTAAAGGTCTTGCTTTCAATGTCTTCACCCATCATCCCTTGGATGGGCGGCAAACGCCGCCTGGCCGACCGCCTCCTCCCGCTCTTCCCGCCACACGAATGCTACGTCGAAGTATTTGCCGGCGGTGCCGCGCTGTACTTCATGAAGCCCCAGCCTTCGCCGGTCGAAGTCCTCAACGACATCAACGGCGACCTGGTGACGCTCTACCGCGTCGTGCAGAACCACCTCGAAGAGTTCGTGCGCCAGTTCAAATGGGCGCTCAGCTCGCGGCAGGTGTTCGAATGGCAGAAGATGACCCGCCCCGAAACCCTCACCGACATCCAGCGCGCCGCGCGGTTCTTCTACCTGCAGCACCATGCCTTCGCCGGCAAGGTCTCAGGGCAGTCGTTCGGCACCGCCACTACCGCCCCGGCCATCAACCTGCTGCGGATCGAGGAGAACCTCTCGGCCGCTTGGCAGCGCCTGGCTGGCACCTACGTCGAAAACCTTCCTTGGCTTGAATGCGCCGAACGCTACGACCGTGCGCACACCTTCCACTACATGGATCCGCCTTACTGGCAGACCGCCGGCTACGGCGTGGACTTTCCGTTCGAAAACTACGAACGGATCGCCGACTTCATGCGCCGCTGCAAGGGCAAGGTGATGGTCAGCATCAACGACCACCCGGACATCCGGCGGGTGTTCGAGGGATTCCACGTCGTGACTCTGGACATCCGCTACTCCACGACCAACCAGCGTGAGGGAAAGGCCGAGGTCAGCGGCGAACTGGTGATCATGAATTGGGAGCCTGCTGCTTTCGGACAACTCTTCTAGTCACCAGAGGTGAAGATTGAGATACAAGAAAATCAACAAATTTATAAGGCGAATGGTTTCGATATAGGCGGTTATCAATAGAGGGGTGATCATAAGTTTAGCTCGCAGGTGCACGTCGCTTCGTTCGAAGAAGTGGCGTGTGTTAGTTGTAGTGGCGACGGGCGTGAACATACCGCTTGCAGAATAAGTGTGTCAATTAATTGTGAGTTTTTTTATCGGAGGTCTGGGTAATACCGTATTACCAGGTGCTGGCATGAGGAGAGGGTGTGACTCTTGACTGGACTCTATTGAGTAGGTGTCAGTGCGCAAAAAAAACGCGGGTAAGCAGTTGCAAAGATGCAAAGGTACAAAGGTACAAAGGTACAAAGGTACAAAGGTACAAAGGTACAAAGGTACAAAGGTACAAAGGTACAAAGGTACAAAGGTACAAAGGTACAAAGGTACAAAGGTACAAAGGTACAAAGGTACAAAGGTACAGAGGTACAAAGGTACAGAGGTACAGAGGTACAAAGGTACAGAATTACAAAGGTACAGAGTTGCAAAGGGCAAGTTGAGAAGATGATAAATGAAGAAATGAAGAAATGAAGAAATGAAGAAATGAAGAAATGAAGAAATGAAGAAATGAAGAAATGAAGAAATGAAGAAAGATAGAAAGATAGAAAGGTAGAAAGATAGCCTGGGAGGTTCGTTTACCGTGCGGGCGGCGGTGGGCTACCTCCTCTACACGTGCATTGATCGGAGCCACAAGATCTTTGGCCTAGTGCGGACGCCACCCTCAACGCACCATGTCCGCGTGCAGAAATCCTTCCTCCAGGTGAAAGAGCGCGAGCTGTGTGGTGGGGGCGGCGTTGTAGCGTTCGAGGGGCTGAACCCGACGTGATTGACGAGTGCGTTTGGCATGCTCAGCGCCGCGACAAAGTCATGGATACCGCTGTACTGGGAGAGTCGTCCGCACATGGTTCGGCCGCCTGTCAGATATTTCCTACAGAAATTGACCGCAAGGCCAACGGAAAGTTAACTGTATGTTCGTACAGTATTGGAAGTCGTGCGTCATGAGTTACTCAATCTTAGGTCCGGTCGCTGAGGGCGGCCTAAAGGTGCCGCGGTGCTTATTCCGGGTTCCGGCCGGCTTCCCGTCGCCGGCGGCGGATCACATCGAGGCGCAGATCTCGTTGGACGAAGTGCTGAACATCCGAGCACCGCACGTCTACCTGGTGTCGCTCACGGGCGAAAGCATGCAGGGCGCCGGGATCTATGAGGGAGACCTAGCCATTGTCGATCGATCCATAGAACCGGCGCACGGCCACATCGTGATTGCGCTGCTGAACAACGATCCCGTCTGCAAGCGTCTCTGCCGGCGAGGCGACCAGGTGATCCTGCTGTCGGAGAACCCCAAGTATCCGCCGCGCTACGTGCTTGAGGGCGATGAGCTGTCAATCTGGGGCGTGGTCACCAGCAGCGTGCGCAGCCATGTCTAAGGCCGCGCCGGTGTTCGGCCTGATCGACTGCAACAGCTTCTACGCCAGCTGCGAGCGTGTGTTCCGTCCAGACCTGGCCAAGGTGCCCATCGTGGTGCTGTCGAACAACGACGGTTGCGTCATCGCACGCAGCTACGATGCCAAGCCCTACGTGAAGATGGGCGAGCCGTACTTCCAGATCAAGCACAAGCTGAAGCAGCACGGCATCGTTCCGTTCTCCTCGAACTACGCGCTGTACGGCGATATGAGCGAGCGTGTCATGACACTGACCGAATCAATGGTGCCGGCGGTCGAGGTCTATAGCATCGACGAGGCATTCGTTGAGCTGACCGGCATCAGCGACTTGGACGGCCTGGGCCGCCGGATCCGCAGCCACGTTCTGCGCTGCACGGGCATCCCGGTCGGCGTCGGCATCGCACACACCAAGACGCTGGCCAAGCTGGCCAACCACACCGCCAAACGCCTGCAGGCCCAGACGGGTGGAGTCGTGAATATCTGCGACCCGGCCAAGCGAGACTGGGTGCTGCGCAACACGGACGTGGCCGGAGTATGGGGCGTCGGCCGCCGCATGAAAGCGCACCTGGACACCATGGGCATCAAGACCGCCATGGATCTGGCCAAGGCGGATCCATGGACGCTGCGGAAAAACTTCAGCGTGGTCATCGAGAAGACGGCCCGCGAGCTGTCTGGCACGGCCTGCCTGGAACTGGACGAGCCGGATCCGCCGAAGCAGGAGATTTGTTGCAGCCGGATGTTCGGCAAGCGCCTGACGGAGCTGCAGCCCATCAAGGAGGCTGTGGCCACGTACGTGATGCGCGCCTCGGAAAAGCTCCGGGCCCAGAACTCACTGTGCAAGAAGATCCGCGTCAGCATCCGCACCGGCATGTTCAATCCGGAGGAGGCGAAGTATGCAAACGGCGTGCTGATCGAGCTGCCGTACCCGACCGACGATGTCCGTCTGCTCACAAGGGAGGCCGTCAAGGCGATCGACCGGGTGTTCCGGCCGGGGTTCAGGTACAGCAAGGCCGAGGTGATGCTGGTCAACCTTTGCCAGCCTGGTGAGTTCACCGAGGATTTGTTCGCCAGCAGGCAGTCAACGGAGGCAGCGAACCTGATGTCCGTGCTGGATAAGATCAATGGAAAGTGGGGTAGGGGAACGCTACGATCTGCAGGTGTACCGATCAAGCCGGATTGGGGGATGAAGCGCGAGATGATGAGCAAAAGTTTTACAACCAGGCTTGATCAGCTTTGGAAGGTGAAGTGTTAG